TGGGCAGTACTCTCACCGTGGCAAGCGTCAGACCAGTAGTAGTCCACGCTTTGCTTATAGCCTTCGGCAACGTGTACGCGCACTAGAACCTGGCCAGACAATATCTGTATCTTGCGCAATGGGACAAGCCAAAGAGGCGCCCACGGCGGGGCAGTTGCCCACAGCAATTTCTTTACTACCATAAAATCTAACAGTGGACCAAGGCTACTCTTGCTCCTCGGTGGTGCAGGAGACTTGCGCTTAATTAACAGCACTGTCATGCTTCTTCCTCCGTTTCTTCCGTAACCGTGCGGGCTTCAAGCAGATCGCTGAACCCCTCGTCAACCCGATTGGCCCACTTTTGGCTTGCTCTCTGAACGTCCTCGCCGGTAATGACTATATCGCCGGACTCGTATAAGATCGCGTCCGGCTCTATCTCAATTTGCCGTAGCTTGCGCCGGGGTCTTTGCGGAATGCTATAGGACACTCTCGGCTCCAATGCCAGCGCGCCCCGCGCCCACAGCAGATCCAGGGCTGCGGGCTTGTTGTGCGCCCAGGATAACCGCACTATCGGTTCGTCTTGATACTGGCTACACGCCCGCAGAATTTGAGGGACACTCAAAAGCCGCTCGCGCTCGACATTCTCTGTGTCGGTTGCGGTTACGTCCTCCTGCACTACCGTCCATTCATCGGGTATGTAGCCTTTGAGGGCGTAGAGCTGGCGGCGCTCTTCAACGGTCAGAGCCTCCATCATTCCCGGCCCGGACGGTTTAGCCATCGCGTTGACCGCTTCGGCGTAGGCCTGCATAGCCTCACTTTCCAACATATCGCCTTCGTCATTGCGCTGGTCAAACTGAAAGAGAAGCGTTGGGGGGAGTTGGCGCTGTAGCCCGTCTTGAAATTCCAAAGCAAAGTCAAGGCCGCCCTTTCCGCTGGCCTTGATCGCCTGCACTTGGCTCTCTGCGCCAGTGCCCAGCGTGCCCCCGGAGACAGGCCAGAACTCGCGCGGGTCATACCCAAAGGCCAATGCGTATCCATACATGAGCATGTTAGTCCACTCACGCGCATCGAAGTTAGCCGGTAGCTGAGACAGGCTTACCAGCTTGGCATCAATGTCACCGCTCATACCTGAGAAGAAAATGCTCAAGCCGCTGAAGAACTCACGCTCCTTAGCGGTGAGCCGTTCCTGATTAGAGCGCATCGCGTCTTCCCAGTCAACCTCATCAATCCCCTGCATCATCAAGAGCCCCTTGGGCATCGCTGCGAATAGCATCTCCTTGTCGTGCCGGTAGATAGCGACCATAATGATTGCCAACTGTAAGGCGCGCATCACAGCACAGAAGCCCAGTTGGTGATAGGTCTCGTCAATATTGGGCAAAGATGCCTGGCGCATGTAGTCGCCCTGCATCCACTGCTGTGGCTTAGAGCGGTCAGGAGGGTAGTACATGAGGGGCGCCGCGGACTTTCCAGTCAAAGCGCACCTTGTAGGGTCTAAGGCCCACATAGCACCCATCGGCCCGCCGGGATTAAGGCGCCCGATCTCAGTCAGCGCGCCCATATTGGTCGTCCAGTATGCTTGGCTCTGCAGGCCCATAAACCGACGCCAGCCCGCGCCGTTCTCTACTGCTCCGAGAATGCGGTGGAAGCGGGCCACCTGATTGCGCCCGCCCGTCAACGTGTAGCCCCGGTTCTTATCAATGCTCACCACGGAACTAACCACGCCCGACAAAAGGCTCTCCTGACGCCAGAACTCATTGAGCCACGTGTCAAGCGTTCGGCTGTCGCTGGCATAGTCGGGGACGTTGATCAGGTTTTCTCTCGTGAACTTATCCAGCAGCCTCAGCCAGGCAAAGCCCCTGGATTCATCGCTTTGTGCTAGCCTCGGTTGCCTACTGTTTACGCCCATATCCACCTCATTTGCATTACAGTTATAACTAATTTGATCTAGTCTTCTCGGCCTTAACCCACGTCTGCCCGCGTGGGTGATCATAAGGCAGTCGCTCTGGGCGGCCAAACCCGGCCTCTGTCGCTATCTGGTCTAGCGTGTCAAACCGGTAGCGCACCAGGTGGCTATAAGGCTCGTCGCCGTCATAGTCGCTTTCGCCCTTGAAGAAAGTGAACAAGAACTGGCCTCCGGGAGCCAGTGTCTTTGCCAGGCTGTCAAAGCATCGCCGGATAGCTGTGAGGGGCACGTGACTGAACACGCTTTGCGCCAGCGCGTAGTCAAACTGAACCCCAAAGACACCTGTATCAAACTCAGTCCCGTGGTCAAACTGCGGATGTTTGATAGCGACAATGTAGAAGCCGAGTTCATTCTCAAAACCTGCTTCCACAAGCGCCTCATTTGGCTCAATGCCATAATAGCAGTATGGGCGCAGGTAGGGGATGAATAGCCGCCCACCACGCAGTGACCCGCAGCCAATATCCAGGAGCTTGTGAGTGTCCCGGAGCCCTGCGTCAATGAGCGCGATGAACTGCTGTGCCCCGAGCACATCATACAAGTTCCTTGGCCCAACGTCTCTATAATGCTGTCTCGTCATTATGTCCCCCTGCCTCCGCCTCTTGTACTGGCGTTATAAGCCAGCGCACCGGCGACAATGCTATCTGGTGGGTGCCCCGACCCGTACAAATCACCTACATCACAATACTTGTGCTCGTTCTTCATCCATTCTATATCAGGAGCGATAAAAGCGCCATCCTCGATTGCGGCTACGTAGTTGGTGAAAATGTTACGTCGCCGCGACCCATTTAGAATAACCCCGCCGCCCCTAGACTGCTTGTAGTCCTGAATAACGGAGCCTAGACCAGTCTCGTCGTGCAGGGCTTTACCCCGATAGCGCCGCACTCGCTTGTCATAGCGCCCTACCATCCGGGGCCACGGTTCCCGCTGCCTGCGCTCAAAGGCGACCAGCTTAAAAGGGTGCTCGTCAATACGAAACGTCACAATGCAAGTATAGTCCTGCTCCTTTGCCCAGTCTGCGCCGGTTACGTAGCGCGCACCCTTGACCGGCGCTTCGATCTCGACGTACTCGCCCACGGCCCCTTTATAGGTTCCTAACCGCTTGTCAAACATTTTATTGACATAATCGGTTATGATAGCCCTGCCCTCAGCGACAGGCTCTTGTAGGTCGTATTCTACGACCCACATGCTGGCGGGGACTTCGGTGCGCTTGGCCTCTACCTCAGAATGGAGTAACCAGCCTCCTTGCGCGCTGGTCTCCTGCCACCCCCATTCATAGACCGGCCAGCCTTTTTCATTTGCCCGTTTGATGATCTCAGTCATCGTACCGTCCGGGTAGTGGTGCGTGCTACTGGCGACGGTCTGGGCCGGTACGATGACCTGCCCGTTCTCAACCCTGCTCATTGGCTGCCCTAACGCTGCGTCAAAAAGGGGCAGTGCCATCTCGTCAACCTCGTCACACCTAAGCCGCTGCGGGTGTGGTCCCCGAATGCTCTTGCTGGACGCCATCAAGGCCGCGATAGTGTTGCCGTGAACGAATCTGCTTATAGTCGTAAGCGGTTCACCTTGCCAAAGACCTTTGGGTGCCCGCTCGAATTTGTAGAACTCGTCTGATATGTAGTCCTGGACGTTTTTCGATTGCGCTCCTGAGCCGCCTAGTATTTTAACATCGGCCTTCAGTGTTAATGCTTCAGTCAGGCCAAGAAGGGCTAGTAGGTAGCTCTTACCCCCAAAGCCACGGCTTGCCTTCCAGACGCTAACGCGGCTCCTTGCAAAATACGCATCAGCAAAAGCCCGCCACGGGGTAGAGTGCCCCGGCACGACAATCTTGTCCGGTATCTTCGCCCCAAATGCAGTACGCACAAATTCCCGTAATTCCCGTTCATTTCGTAACGGCATACGGAATTGATGGTCAATAGTGCCAATGGCTAGGCCCCTTCATCAGTTGTTTCATAGATATGAATAATGTTACTTTCAAACTCGCGTTCACCTGTTGGGTCAGTCGGTGCAATTTTAGCGGGGCTGTCTGTGCCTGCTAGTTTGGCTTGACGCTCAAAGATTCTGATAAGCCGGTCTACCACTGGCAAGCTAGGGTCTGCGCCCGTCGCCTTTGGCCACAATGATCTCACCAGGTCTTCAAGGCGCATCAGTTGAACGTCTCGAATGTCTTGAGCGGTTTCGTAGTTGTCAGCCCGTAGCTGGTCAAGCGTGCGCTTCACGTCCTTATAGGCATAACGCTCATCCCAGCCCTTCGGCAGCACGTCAATGCCCGCAAGCTCTACGGTCTGTTCGGCGGTTCGCCCGCCATAGTGCCGTATGGCCTCACTGAGTCCCATTTCCTCGACGCGCTTCTTACCAAACCAGGTTATTGCCGCGCTAGCGATCTGACGGTAGTTTGCGCCAGCTTTCTTCATGCGCAGCACGAATGCCCGACGTTCGGCAGTTTCTACAAGATTATATGCTTCTGGCATG